AGCCGCATTCGTGGACCAGCCTGGTTCGTCTGCCAGACCAATCCCCAGGCCGAACGCTGGGCACAGTCCAACCTCTCCCGCCGCGGATACCAAACCTACCTGCCGATGTGCGCTGTCCGACGCCGCGATCGCGTCATCCCATCGCTCTGGCACACCGTCCAAACACCCCTCTTCGGCAACTACCTCTTCATCCGGTTCGATCCCGAACATGATCCCTGGACACCCATCCGATACAGCCCCGGCGTGCTCCGCCTCGTCGTCTCAGGCCATGCCGGTCCAGAGCGCGTCCCCCACGGCATCGTCGAAGCGCTACAGGCCGGTGATGCCTCGCGCCGCTCCATCGCCCCGCTCAATGCATCATGGCCATCAGGCACCGCGTGCAGGCTCGCTGCCGGTGCGTTCACAGGACACGACGCTGTGGTGATCGGCACACGCGATGGGCGCACACTCGTCGGCGTCATGTGCTTCGGAGCAATGCGCGAGGTCAGCGTGCCGGCCGATTGTCTCATTCCGAGGGAATAAATGGCGGCCAGGCTAAGCCCGCAACATGACGCGCGGACCCGTGAGAAAATCCAAACCAGTCAGCTCGTCAATCGGTTGAATGCGTTTGCTTTAGACGAGACAGAATCCGTGCGCATGACATCCGACCAAGTGCGCGCCGCGCTCGGCCTGTTGCGCAAGACCATCCCTGACCTCGCCGTAACATCCCACACCGGACCCGATGGTGGCCCGGTGCTCGTCATCACAGGCGTCGATCGTGGCGACACGACCAAAGATTAAGCTCGGCTACGAAGCACGCCCACAGTTCACCGCGTTCCACGCACGCAAACAGCGCTGGGCCTGTATCGTCGCGCACCGTCGCTGCGGCAAAACTGTTGCATGTGTAATGGACCTCATCGATGCAGCACTACGCTGCAAGAAACCAGAGGGCCGCTTCGCGTATATGTCGCCGACGTATACACAATCGAAAGACACCTGCTGGCAATACCTGAAGCGCTTCACCGCTGACATTCCAGGCGTCGAGCAGCGCGAATCGGACCTCATGGTCATATTCCCCAACGGCGCGCGCGTTCGCCTCTACGGCGTCGAGAATTACGATCGGCTGCGTGGCACCTACATCGACGGCCTCGTGCTCGATGAATACGCCGACATCAACCCACGCGCATGGCCCGAAGTGCTACGCCCCGCGCTCGCCGATCGTGCCGGCTGGGCCGTGTTCATCGGCACACCACGCGGACGGAATGACTTCTGGCGCGTGCATCATCATGCCGAGCAGACGCCGGAATGGTTCTCGCTCGTGCTGCGCGCCAGCCACACCGGACTACTCAGTCAGGCCGAGCTTGACGACATGCGCGGCACACTCACGCCGGAGCAATACGACCAGGAACTCGAATGCTCGTTCGATGCCGCTATCCTCGGCGCCTACTACGGACGCGAAATTGCCGAGGCTGAGGCATCCGGTCGCATCGGCGATGTGCCATACGATCCAATCCTGCCAGTTCACACAGCCTGGGATCTCGGCATCGGCGACAGCACGGCGATCTGGTTTTTCCAGGTGGCGCTCGCCGAGATCCGCGTCATCGACTACTACGAAGCGGCAGGCCACGGGTTGCCGCACTATGCGTCCGTGCTGTCGTCACGCGGCTATACCTACGGCACCGACTATCTGCCACACGATGGCGAGGCGCGGCAGCTTGGCACCGGCCGATCGCTCTGGGAAACGCTACACAGTCTCACCAACCGTATCCCACGCATTCTGCCGAAGCAGAACGTGATGGATGGCATCAACGCTGCCCGCGTGACCATCGGCAAAGCGTGGTTTGACGGCACCAAATGCTACGACGGGCTTGAGGCGTTGCGCGCCTACCGTGCCGACTTCGATGAGAAGGCCAAGACGTTCCACGACCGGCCGAGGCATGATTGGGCCTCACACGGATCGGATGCGTTCCGATATCTAGCGCTCGCCTGGCGCGAGATGCAGCCCGAGAAGCCGAAGCCGCCGCCCGTCGATAGCTGGGACCGGGCGTTCCAGCGCGCCCGGCAGTCCGAGGTCGCAAACTGGAGAGTGGCGTGATCACGTATGCCGGATGCTTCCCAAGCATACTGCCTCCGTATCCATTGCGTCGTTTGCTGAAGCGGCGGTTTCGGCAAATACGGCGGCGGGAGCTCGGCAAACGCCGCCTGCGGAATGCCAGGAACCATTGGTGTGGATTTGGCCAGCAATTCCCACGCCTGTGGATTAACCATCCGAGCGGCGCGCGGTTTTTCAATGCCCGATCGCCGTACTCCCCATTCGTGCCGTGGCAAAAAGATATGTCACTGATTGCATGGACGCGGGCTGAGGAGAAGCGGGTAGAGCGCGCTTTTAGACGTATCGATAGCGGCAACAGGGCAGCCGGGTGGAGAGTTGCATGACCGACGACACCACCCTCTCCGGCGCGCGGTTCAGCCGACTCGTTGGCCACGATCCCGACAAATGGGCCGCGGCGTTTCTCGGTGCCTACGCGCAGTCCGATGGCGTCCGCACCGACGCCGACCGCCAGGCGTTCGTGGCCGCGTGGTTCCGCGATGCGATGGACGCCGCGGTCAAGGCCGCCGCGCCGCAGGGCCTGCAGGTGGCGTTCCAGAATGCACCCTCGTGGCCGTCCGAATAGCTGACGTCGCAACCCAGCAACCGCAGCAATGAGCGACACCGCGCATCGGATTGTGTTACAAGCAGGCGGCTCGGGGGGCGCAGCAACGCCCTTGTCCGAGCCTAACCGCCGACATGGAGTTCACCCATGGCGAAGGCTGCCGAATATCTGCCCTACACAGGGCCGGTTGTCACCCGCGCCGAGGCTAAGGCCAGTGGCGCACCACGCTACTTCACCGGGAAGCCGTGTCCTCACGGACATGTCGAGGAGCGGATTACCGCGAACGGAACCTGCCGGCTGTGTTCCAACCGGATGTCCAACACAACCAGCCGGAACAACCGAGAGAAATACAACGCATTCGGCAGGGCTTGGCGGAACAAGAACAAGGATAAGGTTGCCGCCCAGGCCAAGGCGTTCAAAGAGAAATATCCCGAGCGTGTCCGGGAACGGTCGATGCGCTGGCTTCGGAAGAACCGGCAATACACCTGGGATTACTATGCTGCGAACTCCGAGAGGATTAAGCAGCGGGTAAGGGACTGGACGGCGAATAACCCGGAGAGAGTTAGAGCCACTAAGGCGGCGTGGGCAGTTCTAAACGCCGACAAGAAGAAGGAGGCCGACCGAGACTGGGCAGCGAATAACCCCATTCTCGCTCGTGCGAATAGGCGAAACTACCGAGCGCGCAAGCGTGCCGCCGAGGGAAGCCACACGGCATTTGAGATACTGGCGTTGTTCGATAAGCAGCGCGGCCGATGCGCATACTGTCGGAAGGTTCTTGGGAAGCATTATCACGCCGATCACATCGTGCCGTTGGCGAACGGCGGCTCCAACTGGATCAGCAATATCCAACTGACATGTCCATCCTGCAATCATCGCAAGAACCGAACAGACCCGCTCGTTTTTGCGAGCCGGTTGGGCCGTTTGCTTTAGGCTGCAACAATGTCTGACGCTCTAGCGCTCCATGTCCATGTGAATGCGGAGCGGGGGCCGGACGAGCCTCCGGCAGTCGCCGACCTTACGGGCAGCGGGGACGCATATCCGAGGGATCTGGACGAACTCCATAACCAACTCGTTCGTTGGTTTGAAGAGTCCGAAATGGCCAGACAAGACGAAATTAAGATGGCCGAGACTGCGCGCTCGTACTATGACCACGTCCAGTGGACCAAGGATGAACTGGACGAACTGAAGAAGCGCGGCCAGCCCGCCATCGTCATCAACAAGATCCACGACAAGGTGTCGCTGCTCTGCGGCATGGAGCGCAAGGCACGAACCGATCCCAAGGCGTTCGCGCGCACGCCGGCCGAGGACGACCGCGCCCTGGCCGCCACGCAGGCGCTGCGGTTCATCAGCGACGACAACGAGTTTTCGCTGGTCCGCAGCGCCGTGTTCGAGAACATGCTGATCGAGGGCGCCGGCGGCGCGGAACTGGGCCTTGAGGACGACGGACAGGGCGGCGCCAATATTACCATCACGCACGTTCCATGGGACCGCATTTTCTACGATCCGCATTCCCGCTCGATGGATTTTAGCGACTGCCGATACAAGGGTCTGGTCATTTGGATGGACCGCGACCAGCTCGAGGGCCTGTATCCCGAGGGCGACGACGTGATCGAGGCGTCGTTCTCGTCCACAGACTTCTACTACAACGACAGACCGGAAACCGCATTCTGGACGGACAACCGGCGGCGCCGCGTGCGTGTCGTGCAGTGCCATTGGGACGAGCGCGGTACGTGGTGGCAGGCGACGTTCACCAAGAACGGCATTCTGGCCAATCCGCAGCGCAGTCGGTTCAAGGATCGCAAGGGTAAGAGCGCGTGCAGCCTGCTGTTGCAGTCGGCGTATATCAACCGCGAGAACCAGCGCTATGGCATGGTGCGTGGGTTGATCAGCCTGCAGGACGAGATCAACAAGCGGCGCTCCAAGGCGCTGCACCTGCTGTCGGTGCGCCAGGTGGTGGCCGAGCAGGGCGCGGTGCAGGACGTGGACAAGGCCCGTCGCGAGGTGGCCAAGCCGGACGGCTACGTCGAGGTGATGCCGGGCTTGAAGTTCGAGATCGAGCAGAGCGCGGATCTGGCGTCCGGGCAGTTCCAGCTGTTGCAGCATGCGACAGCGGAGATGCAGCTATCGGGGCCGAATGCGGCGATGTCGGGCACCGACCCGCGCGAACTGAGCGGGCGGGCGATCCTGGCCCAGCAGGCGGGTGGTGCGGCGCAGAACGAGCCGCTGGCTGACGCGCTGCGCTACTGGTCACGGCGGGTCTACGAAAGCTGCTGGATGGCGGCGCGGGAATACTGGTCCGGCGGCAAGTGGGTGCGGCTCACGGACGAACTCAACGGCACGACTTGGGTGGGCATTAACAGGCCGATCCGGGTGATGGACCGCCTCGCGGCGATGCCCGAGCAGATGCGGCAGGCGATGATGCAGCGCATGCAGTTGCAGCCCGACGATCCGCGGTTGCAGCAGGTGGTGGGCATCGAGAACGACATCACCGACCTCGATGTGGACATAACGATCGAGGAAGGCATCGATATTCCGAGCCTACAGGCGGAGCAGTTCCAGACACTGGTGCAGCTCGCCGGCATGCAGCCGGGGCTGATACCGGGTGACGTGCTGATTGCGGCGTCCGGGCTACAGGACAAGGACATGCTGCTTCAGCGCATGCAGGCGCACCAGCAGCAGCAACAGCAGGCGCAGCAACAGGCCGGGCAGTTGGCGCAGCAGCACGCGCAGGCGGACATCCAGGGCAAGCAGGCCAAGGCCGCCGCCGATATGGCGCTTGCACAGGAGCGCAAGGTCAACGCAGTGCGCGAGGTGCATGGTATCCACAGCGATTTCAGTGCGCCGCCCTATGGCCAGCCATTCGTCGCACCGGACAACCCGCCGGGCGTGCAGCCAACGCAACAGCCGTCCGATCCCGAGCAAATGACGCCGGAGATGGCGATGGCGCACCACCTGGTGGATTTGCACAAGAAGGCCGCTGACATCCGCAACACGCAGGCGCAGGCGGCGCTGACCGCGGCGAAGGCGGCGCAGATCCCGCACCAGACCGTGGGCGAGATCGCCAACACGCACCAGACGATGGTGACGACGAATCGCCTGATTAAGACGCCGATCCCACAGCCGGGACAGCCGGCCTAATCCAAGGACACGACTATGGCTAACGAGCAACTCGACAGCTTCCTTGCGTCCGAGACGCAGGCGGCAACCCCGGAACCCGCCCCGCGCGAGGCCCCAGAGCCACGCCAGGAGGCGCCGGAGCCCAAGGCCGAGGCTACCAGGCCGCCGGAGCCAAAGGCCGCCGAGAAGCCCCCAGAGGACGACGCAGAGCCGCCGCAAGCGCTCGACGGCGAGCCGGTTATCCCGCGCCGTGCCTACGAGGACGAGCGGCGTAAACGCCAAGATTGGAAGGAGCGTGCGGCCAGGCTGGAAGGTGAACTCACCGCCATCCGCCGCCAGCAGGAGGAAGCCCGTGCGCAGGCGTCACAGCCCGAGCAGATGCCGCCGCTGGCGCCGATCGATCCGGCACAAGATCCGGTTGGCTTCACCGCGCGGCTGCAGCAGGTGCTGCTCAACGAGCGGCTGAACAACTCCGAGGAGCGGCTGCGCGAGAAGATCGGCGACGAGAAGCTCAACGAATACGTGGCCGAGTTCAAGCAGCTCGCCCAGCGCGATCAGACGCTGTTCGGCAAACTCTACAGCCAGACCAATCCGTATGCGTGGATGACGCGCGAGGTGGATCGGCTGCGGCATCTGCGCGAGGTGGGCGACGACCCGTCCGCGTACCGCGCACGCATCGAGGCCGAGGCGCGGGCGAAGTGGGAGCAAGAACAGGCAGCGAAGCCGCAACCGCCCCCGGTATCACCCGCCGCAGGGATGCAGCCGTCGCTCGCCACCGCGCGCAGCGTCGCTGGACGCACCGCAAGTACATGGACCGGCGAGCCAAGCCTCGAAGAGGTGTTGGCGCCAGTCCAGAACCGCCGGTCGGCGAACGGCCAGTTCCGCCGGTTCTAGGTGGTGTCCGGTGGCAGCCGTCGCTCGATCTGGTCCAGCCTGGAGCCGTGCTTGAGCACGACGCGGTGGAGATCGGCAATGGTGCGGGACAGATCGCGGACTTCCTCGCGGGTGTTGTCGCCAGCCTTGCGCGTGCTGTCGCTCATGCCGCCAAGAACCGTGATGTCGTCGCGGATGGCGTCAATCGCAGTCAGTAGCCGCTCTTCGCTGGCGTTGAGCTTGCCAATCACGTCGCTGCCCAGCTTGGCGATTTCACCTCGCAGGTCGGTGCCGAGTTGCGCGATGGCGGCCAGGATGGCGTCGCTCATGTCAGGTCTTCATATCAACGCTGTAATGGGGCGCATAGTTCACAGCTAGATGCTTACCTGGTTTCAGTTCTTTGCCAGCGCGCGCCGTCGTGAAGCACTCATTAGGTGACACATCCAGAGCCTGGAAGTTCGGATCGAACAATGTCACATCGCCATCCCACACTGTCGAATGGTCCCGGCTGCTGATGATCCGCCAAACACGATTCGGCACGCTCGCCTGGGCAAGCTCTAGGTTGAAGTTCACCAGCCAATGACATGCCGCGTGCTTAACGTATTGCCAGTAAGCCGGTTGACGGCCGCGGTGACTGCACCACCAATCGCATGTCTCGAACTCGCGTGGCACCATGCCAGGAAGGAACTCTTTCTCCCACCGGCCATAGGTGAACTTGTTGAAGTCTCGCACGAGCACGTCGGCGACTTTGGGATCAGTGAGATGCGGGCGGATACGGCGCCAGTTGCGCTGCAGATCGTAGTATTGCATGGGTTTCCTCAACTGCGCGCGAATTCGCCATGAAGACGCAAGGCAGCAGCATCGCGAGCAGCTTTGGCTGCCTCGGCGGTTGGAAACGAACCGAGATGCAATTTGTTGCCACCACTGTGGATCTCAGCAATCCAGTGTTTACGGCGCTTCTCGAACCAGACGCCTCTGTGGCCGCTCGTGTTGTCCGAGCGTGTCCGACAACTCATCTTGTTTTGCGACGAGGTGGCGATGCGTAGGTTGCTCCATTTGTTGTTACGCGGATCGTGGTCGCGATGATCGACCTCTCCTTGAGGCCATCGCCCCGTCATCCACAGGACGGCCAACCTGTGGCCCCGGTAGAGATGATCGTTGATACGAATGATCAGATAGCCATCGGGCTTTCTGTAGCATCCAGCCCAACGACCGGCCCAGCTGTTGAACCGATCACCAGCCTTACGGGCTTTCCACGTGAAGATGCCGGTTTTTGGGTTGTAGCTCAGTACGGCGCGCAGTTGCTCTCGGGTGAGCGAGCCGTCTAGACGGAATGCAACCATGATCTGTCCCTTCCGACAGTGATTGGCCAGAGGCCGGTCGCTGTTATCAGCAACGATCGGCCTCGCTCCTAATACCACAAAATATGCCGGCAGAAAGCGCAAAACCAGCGCTCACGCTACGCATATTTTCCTGCCGCCGAGGTTACGGGCGCACGTGCCGACCCAGGTGCCGCCGACCGAAAACGGGCGCAGTGGCTGCCGCCGAGCATTCGGGCGCGATCAAACGAAAGGAGAAAGATAGTATAGGAGTGCTCGGCGATGGCCGACATGAATGTAACCCCGGCCAGACCGGGATTAACCCCAATACAGTGGCAGTCCGACTTCTGGGTAGAGTATCTCAGGGAGAACCAGTTCACGCCATACTTTGGGACAAGTATGGACGCGATGATTCAACTCCAAACGGATTTGACTAGGAAACCAGGCGATACTGTGGTATTCCCCACCGTCCGCAATCTCGTCGGAGCCGGAGTTACTGGGAATACTGTCCTAGAGGGCAATGAGGAAATTCTCAACGCCCGCTCGCTGAACGTCACTGTCGGCGTCATTCGTCACGCGGTGGCGGTGTCCGACTGGGACGAGCAGAAATCCGTCATCGACCTGCTGCAAGCCGGCCGTTCGGTGCTGAAGAACTGGGCGGCGAACAAGTTGCGCTCGGACATCATCACCGCGCTTGGCTCGATAACGGCTGACGGCAACGTGTCGATCTCGTATGCCGCAGCGACGGCCGCACAGCGCAATACGTGGCTCGTCAACAACGCCGATCGCGTGCTGTTCGGCGCGTCCAAGAGCAACGCGGTGTCGGGCGTCTATGCGACGGCGCTGCTTACCGTGGACACCACGGCGGACAAAATGAACGCCGCGCAGCTCACGCTCGCCAAACGCATGGCGCGCACCGCCTCGCCGAAAATCCGGCCGATCAGGATCAACAACGACGAGGAATGGTACGTGGTGTTCGTGCCGTCCCTGTGTTTCAGGGATTTGATGTTGGACCCCGTGATCATCAACGCCTTGCAATATGCCTGGAATCGCGGCTCGGACAATCCGCTGTTTACCGCTGGCGACATCATCTACGACGGGATGATTATCCGTGAAATCCCGGAGTTGCCGGTGCTCGCCGGTGTCGGCACTGCCGGCAGCGACGCCGCGGCGTCGTATCTCTGCGGCGCGCAGGCCATCGGCATCGCGTGGGCGCAGCGGACGAAGGTGATCGAGAACCGCCGTGATTACGGCTTCTTCCAGGGAATCGGCGTGGAAGAAATCCGCGGTGTGCAGAAGCTGCGCTTCGGCACTGATCCGACCGTGGACACGACGAAACCCGTCGATAACGGCTCGATGGTCATCTGGTCGTCCTCGCCGGCTGACGCATAGGAGGCTGACATGGCAAGCGATAAGCACGAGACCAGCGACAAGCACGACGATCAGGAACGCCAGCGCGCGGCCCGAACGGCGCAGCAGGACCACACCCCGCGCCAGGAGGAGCAATACGCGCGGGAGCACGGGCGTTCGTCCGGTACCGCAAAGACCACAGCACCGGCACCAGACCCCAAGGCAGCGGCGGAACTGAAAGAAGCGCAGGCGGCGTCCAGCATCGGCGCGCAGATCATCCTCGACTTCAACGACGATACGTCGAAGGGCGCGCGCGGTGGAGCGGGTGGAACGGTGGAGGAGAACACCATGGCCAGGGATGCCGGCCTGGTGGGATTGGGCCTCGACCCGGTGAACTGCTCAGGGCCACCGCCTTCCCAGGCGCAACTGGCCGCTCGGCGCCAACGGGAGGAAGAACAGGCGAAGCTGACGGCTGATCCGCAGTTCTATCCGCCGCCCTCAGGCCACGCGACGAAGATGTCGAGCCTCGCTGCCGGTATTGACGAGGGAGACGTGCCGCCACCGACGGTGCGTGGCGGCGCGGCAGCCTGATGACCACATCGGTCGGCACGATCGCGCAAATCGCGCTACGTCGGCTCGGCGTGCGCGTCGTGCCGCTCGATGACTCGCCTACCCTGACGGAAATGGTACCCGCCGCGACGCTCGCCACCAACGCCCTGGTGGAACTCGGCGTGATTGCATCTGACGAAACGCCGTCGCCGTCCGACCAGGCGTTGATGCTCGACAAGGTGGCCAGCGTGCATGCCTCACTCGATGCGCAGGGCGTGGTGTGGTGGACCGGCGACGCCATGCCACGTGCCTTCGCCGAGGAGTACACCAAGCTCGCGGCAGCCTATGCGGCGTCGAGCTTCGGCAAGGCCACAGATCCGGCTGTGGTGGCGCTGTTGGAGGGGCGCGTGAAGAAGGGCGCCATGGTGCTCAGTGCCGACGACAACGCCCAGCAGGCGGTGCAGAGCGTCCACAACGACCTCGTCATGCGCGGCATCGCACGCTGGACAGTGTTCGATATCCCCGACCCGCTGAGTGATCCCTACGCCACGCTGGCGGCCGATGCGTTGGCGCCGCTGTTCGGCATGGACACCGACGCGAAGGACAGCGCCGAGGCCATGCTCTCGATCTTCCGATACGTGGCGCTGCCGAGCAGCGGGCAGACCGTGGTGGGGACGTATTTCTGAAGGAGCGGCTTCGATGAAACGTCTCGTCATTGCTCTGGCTTTGCTGCCGTCGCTTGCTGCTGCCCAGGCGGTATCGCAGGCAGACCGTAGCGGCACGATCGCTGCCGGCGGCACTGCCCAGGTGCTGATGCCGGCGTGGTCTGGCCGGCATGGCTGCGTCATGCAGAACCAGTCAACGACCGATCTGTGGGTGTCGGAGGTCGGCACAGCGGCGGCAACACAGCCCAGCATCAAAGTGCCTGCCGGGACGCAGTACATTTGCGGCAACCCGGCACCAGGTAGCGCACTCAGTGTATTCGGCGCCACCACCGCGCAGCCATTCGCAGCGCGGGAGTGGTAAGGCAATGGCATACCGCATCAAGTATTCGGACTATCCCGGCACTGCCGAGGGGCCACCGGACCCTGAGCGATGGGTCGGTCCTCCTGGGCCACCAGGACCGCCTGGCCCACAGGGTCCGCCAGGACCGCCGGGGACGGGCACCAATCTGCCGACATCGAGTGCTGGGTTGGCCCCAGGTACGCTTTGGAACAATGGGGGCTTCGTATGCGTCGCCTGATCCTTGCGGCGTTATTCCTCGTGCTTGGTCACGCGGCGCGCGCGGCGTGCCCATCCGTGCTGACCGATTGTCCCAACATCAATGCCAACAATGGTGCTTTCGGAGGCACGCTGACCGCACCAGGGCTGCTAGGCACGCCGGGCAACTATCTCAACGGTAGCATCGCCGTCCCTACCAGTTCGACGCAGATATTCGCCGCCACCGCGCGCGTGCGCGTCAAACTGCTGAACAACAGCGGGATCGGCGGCAGTGGTGGACCTGCAATCGTCATCTGGTGCCGTTGGGGTGCGGTATCCACTCCGGGCGGCATCGGCTCGTTTGCCTTGCAGCCGAACGGCGGCGGTATCGATGATCAGGGAAGTGGCGTCAATCAACTGGCACTCAACTGCCTGTCCGAGAGCGGCACGCCGAGCCTCTACGCGGAGCAATACTGATGCGCCGCCGTGACCTGGTTTCTGGCGCGGTTGCTGTGGCGGCAATGGCGGCGCTACCACGCGACGGGCGTGCCGCTGTCGTCAATCCGCCGGCGCTAATCCCGACGCCCAATGCCCAGCGCGCCTACCGCATCGCATGCCGGCAACGCCCGGTGTCGGACGGAACCGATGTGGATAGCACCAATAACAGCATGAATATCCGCGTCACCTGTTTTGCACCGAAGCAGTGCGACATCTCCGATATCCGGCTGTCGTTTCCGGGGTTTGGTTTCAACATTGCCGAAGTGGACCTGCCGAACGGGTTCACTGTGACCAGCGCTGTCGTTGAGTATCCCATAGGCACGTTCACCAAGGTCTACGCCGCCGGCAATCCGTCGCTTACGGTGACTCCTGGCCGCAGTCTCTATCACTACGATCCGGCGCCAATCCAGGTGCCAGCCGGCGCTAACTTCTTCGTCAAAGCCTATATCACCTGGACCGGCACGCTGTGGCTCAACGACAAGACCGGCTGCTACGGGACGGGCGAGTGGTGCGAGCGCGGCGTTGGCCTCGCGGATCAGACATTGACGACCAGTGTGCGGGTAAGCGCCGGTCACTCTGGATTTGCGCCAATCGTCTATGCGCGTCTCAGTAAATCAGTCGCCTGCCTGGGGCTGTTTGGCGACAGTATCACCCAAACCGCGCAGGACAGGCCGGACCCGATTACGTCGAGCCAGTGGTCAGAAGGCGCTATGCTTGGCCAGGTGCCGGTTATCAATCTCTCGCGGTCAAGTGACGGCGCCAACACCGTCTTGCTTCGCAACGAGGGACGCAACCTCATTGCGCTGGATAGTGTGACACACGTCCATTACGGCTACGGTCGCAACAGCCTCAGCCTGACACCTGGCGTGATAACGGCGAACCAGGACCAGTTGCAGAAACTCTCAGCGCACTGGATGGCAGAAGGCAAGAAGGTCGGCGCCTCGACCGTTACGCCGTTCAGCCATAGCACAGATGGATGGTCAACCACGGCGGGCCAAACCAACGACAATGCGGTACAGGAAGGCAACCGCATTCTCTACAACAACTGGCTGCGCGCGAATTGGCAGGCGCTCGGGCTGTCTTGGATGCTCGACTGGGCGCATGTCGTGGACCCGACCGACAGCGGATTATGGAACGTCGATGTCGGTCACGCTGGAAGCAATGCCGCCGGGTTCCCGGTGCTGTCCAGCGGTGCGATGTCCAGCGTGACGCTGCCAAACTACCACGGCCTCGATAGCGCGTCCGGCATTTCTTATCCGAACGTCAGCGCCGATACCTGTTACTGCTATGCCTATCCCGGAGATCCAGGGAGCGGCGGCGTCGTGACCTATGCGGCGTCTGCTGGTGTCGTGACCAGTTTTGCGGTCGCCTCGCCGGGGAGCGGCTATCTAAATCCGCCGATGGTGGCACCGATTGGTGCGTGGACGCGCGACGGTATCCATCCGACGCACCGGGGTTACATGGAAATCATCAGGCAAACCGGTTGGGGTCCGGCGATGCTGACATGAGGAGATCAATGTCCATGTTCTCGCTGCGTGGTATTTCCGCCACCGTCGCTGCTTGTCTTATCTCTCCCCTTGCTTTGTCGCAGATCGTGACCGGTGGCGGGTCGTCATTACCACGCGCTCCTGCGTTGCTGCTGGCCGATGGTTTGTTGGCGAACTGCGTCTGTGGCAGCACGACGGTTGTTGATACGATGAAGTCGTTTACGTTACCCGCCGGCACGCTCGCGAACGTGGGCGATATGATTCACATTGTCGCCGGTGGCAAAATGGCCGCATCAACCGACGCCAAGAGTGTGCGGCCGAAATTCGGTGGCGCTCTTCTCGCAAACCCGCTTGGGTCTACTGCCGGGCAGACCCAGTGGGCGGTTGATATCTGGGTAATTAAAACCGGCCCCAACGCGCAGAGCTTTTATGTGCAGGGCGGGGCTCTGAATGTTTATAACGGCAATGGTAGCGGCACCCTGACACAGACCGATACCGCACCAATCGCGATTACTGTTGATGCTTTGAACGCGACAACGACGACGGCAGCCTCGATCAGCACGCAGATGCTGGTCGTGCAGTATTTCCCAGCGAGTTAGCGCTGGCATGCCGGTCCAGTTGAATAGCGGGAGGCACTGATGCCCGACGGCCTCGTCATCCCCGGCGGCCCCGGTTTCGCGGGATCGCCGCAGCCGCCCGACGTGCCCTGCGATCCCACCGGCGAGGGCTGGCGCGGGCCTCCAGGGCCTCCAGGTCCAGCTGGGCCAGCTGGGGTCGGCGAGGCGCCGGTGGATACGTTCGCTTATGGCCGGCTGAACGCCACATGGGCACGGGTTCTGCCGCTGACCGGGGGTAATGTCAGCGGCACCGTTACCGTTGGCACCGCGAGCGCCAACTATGTGCAGATCAGCGGTGGCGCCGGCGCTCCTGGCATCACGACGGTGGGCGCTACCACCAATGTCGGCATGAACGTCACCGGCAAGGGCACCGGCGGCGTCAATCTGCGGTCAGCCAACGGCACCATCCTGTTCGCTCAGGACGATGGCACAGGCGTGATCGGCAACGCGCTGACGGTGCTCGGTGGCCTGGCTGCCAATCCGATCAGGGTGAGCAGCAACAGCCCGGCCGGGATCAACTTCAACGGGCCGATTCAGAACAATCGGGTCAATGTCAGCCGTGCCGGGTTGTGGAATGACGCCGGCACGAACTACATGGGGTTGCGGTTCCAGTCGAACTGGCTTGGTTATGCGCTCGATACTGGTTCCTGGCCCTTAAATCTTATTACCAACAGAGACTCTGTTAAGGCCAACAGTGGCGCAACCAATCTGTCCATAATTAACACCTACGATGTAGGGCATTGTGGGCCGCGCACAGGTTTCTGGGCTACGTCGCACACGATTGGCGCGCCTTACATCCCCACAGCATGGCAGCCCAACCACGCTTATGTGGTTGGGGATATGTGTGTGAATGGTGGGCTTTCTGCGCCAGCCTATGGCAATAATCAGAACGTGTATCAGTGCATTACAGCAGGCACTTCTGCTGCGTCGGGTGGGCCAACCGGCGGCAATGCATCGATCCCAGACGGCACGGCGGTCTGGACCTATGGCGAGCCGTTCCCGACGCTGATGTATTACGTGGGCGGCGTGTGGACGATGGCCGCTGACTTCAATTGCGGCGGCACCGCGCCCACGTCGTCACTGAGCGCTGGTTCAGTGTTCGGTGGTAACTCATCTGGTAGGCTGAACACCGGCGCCACCAACTTCAACCAATGTGTCGGTCTCGAAATCGACAACATGATCGCGACCGGCGCATCGGCGTCAGTCAATGTCGGGCTGCAGATCGCGCACGTTGAAACCCACGCGGTGCAGGGCGCCGAGATTGATGTGTGCCTGCGCCTGGCCGATCAGGGTGTGCCCGGTGAGGGCTGGCGCAACATGATGGTTATGGGGGATTACGCGAGCCAATGGCCGGTGGACCGGAACGTCGGCTATCTCTTTCAGGTGCAGAACAACGGCGCGCGAACCCCGAGCGCTGCGGGTGGGTTTGATCTGAACATGCTGCAAGCCACCGGCAACGGACCTGAAGGCGGGCGATTCTGGTGGCGCAGCCCCGGCGTCAAGATCCGCGACACCGAGGTGCAGGCGGGCTATCTCTCGGTTGCGACCGACGCCAACGGTGCGGTGATCGACGCCAGTTATTCGCAGATGTCGGCCGCTGCTGGCGCCATTACCGTGGCTGCGTCCAGCAGCGACTGGAACCAGGGAGACATCGCAGTCGACCAGTACGGCAACATCGTTCAGGTGACTGCCGGGCCGGCGCCCGGCGGGCCGGTTACCGGCGTCAGTGTGATCCTCGCGCGTGGCTGGCAGACAACACCGCCGACCAACCCGGTGACGTTCAAATCCCGCACGCGCGGTGGTCCGTTCTTCGGCACGTCGCTCACGCTGAACCTCACATGGACAGCGCGCAAGGGACTGTCGGTGCAACCTAGCGCCGGTGGCTCCCTCGGTTTCTATGGCGCCGCGCCCGTTGCCAAGCAGACCGGCGTGCCGGTCACTGTGGCTGGTGTCCATGCGGCGCTGACCGCGCTCGGACTGATCGCCCCATGACCCCCGAACTTGCTCGTATCGCGCTGGCGTTCCTCGAACGCTCCACATTCCAGGGCGGTGAGGTGCAGGCGTTCCTCGCCGTCACCAACGCACTGCGGGAGATCGCCACACAGGTGCCGCGGGCCAATGGTGCGGACGATGCCGCATATTCCGCTGCCATCCCTAGGAGCGTCTGATGGCATCAGTGGCCATGACCGTGCCGTATATGCGGACATCCATGCTGCACATCCCGCGCCGCGACCTGGTGCTGGCCGCTGCCGATAGCCTCTATCTGCGTGTCACCGTGGTGGACAGCGACAACCCCTGCGCGCAGGCGCTGGATCTCACTGGCGGCGTCGGCGGGCCATCCGCGCAGTTCACTATCTACGAGGTCGGCCCCGGCTATTACGACGACTACGGCTGGGCGCTGCCGGCTTGCGGGCGCGTGCTATGGAACGGCATCGGCGTGATATCCGATGCGATCGGCGCGTTCGATTTCGCGTTTCCGTCTGGCACCATGGCGAACTGGCCGCGGCGCTGCGGCTGGGCGGTGCAGCTGAACTACGATGCCCAGGGGGCCGAGGTGCTGACCACCGGGCGGCTGCATGTGCGCTACGCCGGGGCGGCGTTCCAGATGCCGTCCACGGCCATCTCCACGACAAGCGGTTCTCTGATCGAAGTGCTGGGGGCGGGATAATGAGCGATTTCACGGTAACGCCGATCCCGGCACTCCCCGACCTCGGCGCGCTCACCGATACCAGCGCGCTGGTCGGCGAACGGTCAGGCACCGGGCGGTTCATCGCCCCGGCGATCAGAAGCTACTGCTTTGTGGACGTGGTGCAGGACGGCAAAACCTACGGCCGGATGAATGCCGTTTGGACACCTGTGCTGCCGCTGACCGGCGGCGCGATCACCGGCACGCTGAGCGTGTCGGGCAACGCCACGGTGGGAGGCACGCTCGGCGTCACCGGCGCCGCGACATTCAGCAGCTCGCTTGGTGTCACTGGCAATGCGACGGTCGGCGGTACGCTG